GCCTTGTGCAATAGTAAGCGGATATACGATAGACTGTAGGGAAACAATCGGAGGTATTGATGCAGTTTTTTTCGCAGAATACGGTAACGTCACTCCCCTTGATGCAAGCGGAATAGTTACAGGAATAACAAAAGTTGTTGGAAAAAAATTCTTTAAATTTGAAATACCTACAAAATCAAGTGCAGTTGCTACAAGCAATCCTACTGGATCTATTGAAAACGGTACTTTATTTTTTGAGCAGACTTTAGATTTTCCTATCAACAAAAGAGATGCAACTACAAGAAACATTGTAACTACTTTGTCAAAGAATAAAGTAATAGCAGTTACACTTGATAAAGATGGCACTTTCAGAATGTATGGTAAAGGTGCAGGATTATACTTAGTAGCAAGTACCGGAACAAGTGGTGCTGCTGCAGGAGATGCTAATGGTTATATGCTTAAATTTGAAGGTTCAGAAAGAGAAGATTTCTTTGAAGTAACAAACGCGGTAGGTATAGCCTTAACAACTGCAGGATAGAGTTTTTTAATTTTTAATTTATGCCCCGACCGATGAAAGTCGGGGTTTTTTTAGTATGATTAATTTAACAAAAGGACTTACCCAAACAATTTATTTTACAGGTACTGAAAAGGCTACTATTAGTAACCCTTTCTTTTTATTTGTATTTATCCACAGAGTAACACTTGATGTTGTTAAGTTAATGGCAACTAATCAGAGTATAACTGGCAGATACGATAGTTTTGCATTTACAGTTAATAACTTTTTTAATTTAAAAGAGGAAGGCTTCTGGAGTTATACCATACATCAAAAAGTATCTTCAGGAGATTTAACAGTTGCCGGATTAATAGTAGAGGAAGGTTTTATGTATTTAAATCCTGCTACACCATTTGAACCTACTGAATACGAAGAACAAAATAATAATTTCGTTACTTATGGATTATAAAAATATTATCACAATAAAATTCGCACAAGCGGAGCAACCTAAATTTGAAGAGAAAAGGGCAAAGGGATATGTTGAATTTGGGCATCATAATAATTACCCTGAATACTTAATAGGATTATATAACGAAAGTCCTAAGCACGGAGCAATTATCAAGAGCAAGACTAATTACATATTCGGTCAAGGATGGGATGGTGTAGAGCAGAAGGCTAATACTAAGGGAGAAACGTGGAATCAAATTACTAAAAAATGTATTTTAGATGATGAACTTTTTGGAGGTTATTATCTACAAGTTATTTATAACCTATTAGGTCAGATTAAAGATGTATACCATCTTGAGTATCATAAAGTTAGAATTAATAAAGAACAAAACGAATTTCAAGTAAAAAACGATTGGCAAGATAACAAAGAGAAACCAAGATGTTATCCTGCTTTCAATATTCAAGATCCGGTAGCAAGTCAGATCTTATTTGTAAAACAATACAATCCTAAGTCTGATATTTACCCTTTACCGAATTATTTTCAAGGTTTAAATTACATTGAAAGTGATGTACAGGTAAGCAGACATATATTAGGTAATGCAAAAGATGGTTTTGTTGCTACCACTTTAATTAATTTAAACGGTGGCGAACCTGCAGAAGAGGCGAAAGAAGCAGTAGAAAGAGGAATTAAAAAGAAGTTTACAGGAAGTGAAGGCGATAGAGTTGTTATAATGTTTAACAAGTCAAAAGATAATAGTGCAGAGATTTTGCCATTATCTTCAACGATGTTAACTAAAGAAGATTTTACAAATGTTAATAATTTAATTCAGCAAGAAATATTTGCCTGTCATCAGGTTACTTCGCCTTCATTGTTTGGTATTAAAACAGAAGGTCAACTAGGTGGTTCTACAGAGATTAGAGATGCGTATAAAATATTTGCTAACACGTATGTTAACGAAAGACAACAAGCGATAGAAGAGGTATTTAATCAGTTATTTGAATACGTAGGGATTAAGGGAGATTATGAATTAATACCAGTTGAGCCATTAAGTTTTGAATTTAGTGAAGGTGTAATGGCTGCTAATATGACAAGGGAAGAAATTAGGGAGAAGTTGGGTTTAGCTTCTGAAGTTACTGCACCTATTTCAATAGATAATCCTTTAAATAGTCCTATTGAACAACCTATTGCAGCTTCAAATGAATCTATTAAAAATCTAACCGGCAGACAGTACCAAAACGTAATGAGGATTGTTAGACAGTTTACTAATGGTAAACTTTCTAAGGAGCAAGCTGCATTAATGTTAAAGAATGGATTTGCTTTTACTGATAGCGATGTTAATACTTTCTTAGGTTTAGATACCGAAACATTTAGCGCAGTTGATAAGGAAATTGAGTTAGTACAAATGTTTGAAAAGTTTAGTGAAAGGCTAGATGATTATGATGTAATTACAAGCAAATCTCCTAAAGGTTTTAATCAGTTTGCAGAGGAAGTAGTTTTAAGCCAATTAGAAGCCGATATTTTGAATCTAATTAGTAAAGACAAGCGAATCACTAGCGAAACGATTGCAGAGTATTTAAAGCAAGATAAAGCGGTTATAGATGCATCATTAAAAAACTTAGCTAGTAATAATGTTATTTCTACAAAAGAAGTTAAGGTAGGCGAAGATGTTGTTATCGAAAGAAAAAAAACAGATGTTAAATTAGATAAGCCAAAAACAATTACTTTGTCGGTTGCTTATACTTATGCAAAAAGACCTGATGCAAAAGGAGATACTATTATTTCAACATCAAGACCATTCTGTGTAAAGATGGTAGAACTTGCACAAACAAGATTGTGGAGTAGTGCTAACATTCAGCAAATGAGTGTGACATTAGGTTATTCAGTATTTGACAGAGTAGGTGGTTTTTGGAATAATGATGGAACTATTGAGACACATTGTAGGCACGAATGGAAACCAGTAATAATTCAAAAGAAAAAATAAATGAGCGCAAATATACTTTTTATATCGGAGAATTTAATTAAGAGTAGAACTGGAATAAGTGATGCTATTGATGGTAAACAATTAAAGCCACATATTAAAGTAGCACAAGATTTATACCTTCAACCTGCTTTGGGATCAACTTTATATTTGCGTTTACAATCAGGTATTGAAGCAGGTAATTTATCTAATTTAGAGAAGTCTTTATTAGATAATTTTATTACAGATTGCCTGTGTTGGTATACTATGAGTTTATTACCCTTTGGATTAGGTTATCAATTTTTCAGTAAAGGTATTTTACAAAAAACAAGTGAAGAAAGTAATACACCATCAAGAGCAGATTTAGAATTGATTGGTAATGAATATAAAAAGACTGCAGAATTTTACAAGCAAAGATTGATTAATTATTTAAGAGAAAACTATTTGTTATTTTCTGAATACTTTAATCCTAGCAGCGGATTAGATGTAATATTCCCTGAACTAAAAGCATATACAAGTCCTATTTATTTAGGCAATATTATTGACGGAGTTAGAGTATTTTCTAATAATGCAACTACAGGTGGAGCAACAACTATTTATCACACACCGGCTGCCGGAGACAGTAGTTTCTCAGTTGGTGGATTAGTTAATAAAGTAGTGTTAATTGCAGTAAGGTCAGGATTTGTTAAAGGTATAACTAACTTACCTACTGCAAATCCTATGTACTTACAAATTGTTGGTAATGTAATTACCTTACCTACTGGAGATGTAACACAAGCAGGAGAATTATTTTCATTCACAATTAGATAAAATATGGCTTATAAAAAAGCATTAATTCAAAGAGTTTTATTCTATGACTTACAACCAGTTAATAACAACAATAACAAGTCTGCTTCAAAGCCACGCAATGATAAAGACAGTAAAGCACGCAACACCGAAAGAGTGGTTGCTAAGAGATGAACAACCAGTTTACCCAATAGCTTGTTTTTCTGTTAATTCAGGCAGTTTAAACATAGGCAGAGAACAAATATATAGTGTTCAATTTTTCTTTTTAGATAAAAGCGGTAAAGAGGCAGAGTTTGAAGATGATGTAATAAGCGACCAAGTACAAACTGCTTCTGACATTTTAAGTTTAATAAGAACAGGCAGAAAGAATTATGCAATAGATGACAACGTTTCTTTTAATGCGATATCGGATAAGTACGAAGATTATTTAGCAGGAGTAGAGTTAACAATTAATATTTCAACCCAAAACGAATTTACTGGATGCGACGTTCCTACATTATAATTACATTAATATTTTTATCTTTTGGATTAAAAGCGCAGGTTTATCAATCTATGCCACAGGCAGGTTACGGACCAGTTAAAAGATTTTTAACAGATAGTGTATTAACTATTCCGTTGAATATCAATGCGTTAAGAAACATAACAGGTGGTAGGGATGCCGGGCAAATTAGGTATAATGTAACTGATAGTGGACTTTATGTTTATAGCGGTTATCAATGGATTAAAGCAAACTTAGATAGTAGTAATATTTCAAATAGAATTAATGGCAAATTAAATATTTCAGATACTGCAGCAATGCTTTTGCCTTATATGAAATATATAGATACTTTAAGTCTATCCAATAGAATTAATTTAAGGGTTAAGTATTCAGATACTGCACAGATGCTTTCTGTATACCTTCGTAAATTAGATACTGCAAGTTTATCAAATAGGATTGATGCAAAACAAAATGCAATAACATTAACTACTAATTTTAAAAGCGGTGCTGCAACCTTAGTAGGTGCTACTTTAAATATTCCTAAGTATTCAGATACATTAACTGCTTATGTTCCTTATGACGGAGCGATTACAAATGTAACACTAGGAAACTTTGGGTTAAGGGCAAATAAATTAAAATCTGATTTTTTACTTGAGATACAAAACCAACAAAATATACAAAATGAAACTTTAGATTATACAAGTATAGGAGCAACAAGAACAGGTTTCTCTTATTATACTGGATGGATGCAAGGTCAAACAACTTATCAACAAGGAGTAATTTTTAACTATTCTAATCAACAACTACAAACTAATCAAAGGCAGTACAATTTACCAGTAAGAGATGGTACAATAGCATTGGTTGAGGATACTGTTAATTTATCAAGCAGAATTAATTTAAAAGCTGATAAAGCAACTACGATTACAATTAATTCACAAACGTTTGATTTAAGTGCAAATAGAACTTACACTATTCCTGTTGTTGATACAACTTCTTTATCTAATAGATTAAATTTAAAACTTAATATAAGCGACACTGCAGCAATGCTTAGTCCTTACCAAACTGCAATTAATGCAAGGGTAAAGTATACCGATACTGCAGCGATGCTAAGTCCTTATTTAAAAGCTGCAGTTACTAGTGTAGGCTTATCTATGCCATCTGCTTTTACAGTTACTAATAGCCCTGTTACAAGCACAGGAACATTAACAGTTACAGGTGCAGGTAATTCTTTACAATTAATAAATGGTTTAGGAGCATTGCAAACTATTCCAACAAGTTTACCACCATCAGGAAATGCAGGTGGAGATCTACAAGGCACTTATCCAAATCCTACTGTGCATCGCATTCACGGATTTGATATGCAAAGCGGAACACCTGCTGCAGATGATACTTGGGTATATGGCGGAAGTCCGGCTAAATGGCAGCATCAAAAACTACATTCAAATCAAGTAACAGAAGATGGTAATTTATTTTATACAGAAGGAAGGGTAAGTGCTAACACAGATGTTGCTGCAAATACTGCTGCAAGACATAATGCAGTCACTATTGGAACTGCTAATGGGTTAAGTATATCTACACAGGTTTTAAGTTTAGGTACTGCTTCTGCATCTACTAATGGGGCATTGACTTCAACAGATTGGAATACTTTTAATAGCAAAGCAGCAGCACTAAGCGGTACAACAAACACAGTTCCTAAATTTACTTCAGCAACTACGATCGGAAACAGTAATATTAAAGATGATGGAAGTGCGGTAAGTGTAAGCACTACTGCCGGTTCAAATGGTGCGCTTCAAGTTGGTAATTACAATGGTAATATTTTAATGAATACTACCAATACTAATGCAGGTTTAATATTTAAAAATACTTCATCTTCTAATAAATTATGGGATATAAGTTCTTTTAATAATGATTTAAATTTTAACGAATCAAATATTGCACCAACTGTTATGACATTAAAGGCAGGTGGCAATGTAATAATATCAAGTTTAATTGGTAGTGGTACTCGTATGGTTGTTGCAGATGCTACTGGTGTATTATCTACTCAGACAATTACTGGAGTTGATACTACTTCATTAAGTAACCGAATAAATTTAAAATTAAACATAAGTGATACTGCTTCTATGCTTAGCGGTTACCAAAGCGCAATTAATTCTAAGCAAGCAGCAATAACATTAACAACCACAGGAACAAGTGGAGCAGCAACATTTAGTTCAAATACTTTAAACATTCCTCAGTATCAAGCTGCAGGAACTTATGTTACAAGTGTTACAGGAACTTCTCCAATAGTATCAAGCGGAGGAACTACACCTGCTATTTCTATACCTGCTGCAACTAGTTCAGTAAATGGATATTTGTCATCTACTGATTGGACTACGTTTAATAACAAATCAAATACTAGCGGAACGGTTACAAGTGTAGCAGCTTTAACATTAGGAACAACAGGTACGGATTTATCAAGCACAGTTGCAAATAGTACAACTACTCCTGTAATAACTTTAAACGTACCTACTGCTTCTGCAACAAATAGAGGTGCTTTATCTTCTGCTGATTGGACTACATTTAATAATAAACAAGCAGCTTTAACTAATCCTGTAACAGGGACAGGTACTACTAACTACCTACCTAAGTTTACAGGTTCAACAACATTAGGAAATAGTTTAATTTTTGATAATGGCACTAATGTAGGAGTTAATACTGCTAGTCCTGCTTATACTTTTGATGTGAGAGTAGCAACAAATAGACATTGGGCAATATCGGCATCAAGTACAGGCTTCGCTTCATTTAGAGCAGGTGACGATGGATATAATAATTTTAATAAAGGGGAAATAGATGCTTCACCATTATTGTTAAATAGTCAAAGCGGTAGCAATGTATTAATAGGAACTACAACAGATGCAGGATATAAACTAGATGTTAATGGTACAGGAAGGTTTTTAAGTGGGTTATATGTTCAAGCAAGTGGTAATAGTGATTTACCTTTTATAAACTTTTCTAATAATGGCGTTGTTTATAATTGGGGTAGAATTGGTGGATTATTACAAGGTGATGGAGATGGTTCATTATATTTTCAAACTAAACTAGGTGGTGGATTAACCACTAAACTTACCATAGCCTCCACAGGAGCAGTTGGATTAGGTGTTACACCAAATTCTTGGGGTAGTGGTTATGCTTCTGCATTGCAAATAGGACCCTCGGGAAGTATGTTTGCTTATTCTAATTCTATTCAATTTGGAAGTAATTATTACTTTAATGGCTCTAATTATATTGCAATTCAAACAGGTTCAGCAGGAAAATTATCATTTAGTGGTAATACATTTAATATTGAAATTGCTGCTTCAGTTACAGGAGGTAGTGCATTAACTTTTACTAATGCTTTAACCATAGCCTCTACAGGAGCAGCTACATTCTCTAGTAGTGTTGGTATTGGAAGAACACCAACTACAAATGCTTTAGAAGTTAATGGAGATGCTTCTAAAACAACTGCTGGTTCTTGGTTAGCTAATTCTGATTCAACAATTAAAACAGAAATAAATACAATTGATAGTGCTTTAGAAAGAATTAATAAAATAAGATTAGTTTCTTTTAAATATAAGGATGAATATAAATTATTAAATCCTTCAATTAAAGATAAGTTTTATCAAAACGTTATTGCTCAAGAATTTCAAAAAATATACCCTGATTATGTTTATCAAAGCGGAGATATATTTGAAGGTAAAAATATACTACAAGTTGATACAAATCCAATGTATATAGATGCAGTTGCTTCAATACAACAACTATCTATATTAGTTAAAGAACTATCATCTAAAAATGAAGCATTAATTAAAAGAATAGAAACATTAGAAAACAAATAATATGAAAAAAACAATCACAACCCTAGTAATGGCATTAAGTATGTCATCAGCATTTAGTCAAGTATCTGATACCTTAATTATACGTATCGACACCACCACTTTTAAAAATGTAATTGCAATTATACAAAAGCAATTAGATAGCAAAGCAGCTTCAAATTATGTACTTGAAGCATTAAGTAAATATGAATTAATCGCAACAAAGCCTAAAGAAATAAAGAAATGAAAAAAATAATCTTATCAGTTTTAGTGTTGGCTAGTTTGTCAACGAAAGCACAAATGTTCAGAAATTCTAGCGATACTGCTATTATTGGAAAAGATACCATCTACTATCAAAAAGGTGGCATCTTAATTAAGCCAGTAATTGTGAACTACAAAGGTGAGAGTGCTTGGTCTTTATCCTGGACTGCTAATAACCTTTCAAGCAACGGAGAAGGTTGTAATACCTATGTAACATTAAGAGGTAAGAACAACAACCAGTTAGCTGATTTTAACTGCTATATACCTGCTTCAGTAGTTGCAGTATGGGGAATTAGTAATGCTCCGATAGATTCAGTTATTTTATCACAATATCCACGTTTTGTAAAACAAGACTAATGAACTTTCAAGATTATAAAATATATCTTTTTAATGGCTTTGCGCTTTCGGTATCAATGACAAATGTTGAGACTTATTTGCGAGTTACATTATTAGTATTGTCAATAGCTTATACATTATTTAAACTTTTAAAAAATGATAAAAATGAAAAACTTTAAGACAAGTTTAGCCGGACTTTTAGCCGGTACTCCTTTTATTTTAGATGCTTTGATTCAAGCATATAATGCAGGAACTTTTACTAACAAAAGCGGTTTACAATTAGTTGCTGCTATTGGAGTTGTGTTATTAGGATTATATTCTAAGGATCACGATGTTAAGGGTTTATAGTATACTAGTAGCAGCTTTCTTATTAGGAGGCTGCTACACTCAAAATAAGGCGGTTAAACAAGTTAATAAGGCATTGGGCAGCTATCCGCAAATAGTGGCTAAAATCGCCTTAGATTCGTTTCCTTGCAATGTTATTAAAGTTGATACAATCATCACTCACTTTGATACAACAATTGAAGTAATTTACCCTCACTTTGATACAACTTTGTCCCAAATAGATACAATTTATGGGACGAAAAAAGTGTACGTTAAATTGCCGTACAAGACTGTTTATATTACAAAGTCAGTTGAAAGTACTGCTAAATTAACGATCTTAAATGCAAGTTTAGATTCGCTTTTGAATGTTACTACATCAGTTCAGAAGTCAAATGAGGACTTAACAAGTAAGGTGGGCAGAAAGAATAAAGTTATTTATTGGCTGATATTTTTTATAGTAGGGTTATCTGTACCATATTGTTTTAGAATAGTTAAAAGTTTAATTAAATGATGCAACCATCTGATGAGTTTTTTAGATTACTAAAGTTATTTGAGGGGTGTAAATTAGAGGCATACCGATGTCCGGCTAATGTGGTAACTATTGGATATGGAAGTATCTTAGATAGCAAAGGCAATCCTTTTACTATGGGAACTAAGATAACTTTAGCTGATGCAGATTTATTATTAAAAAACGAGGTAGATAGAAAAGCGAATTTTTTAAATAAAATACTAGCAAAGACAATAGTAACACAAAACCAGTTTGATGCCTTGTTATTGTTTCAATATAACTGCGGTAATGCAGCACTAAGTGGTAGTACTTTATTCAGAAAGGTAAAAGCTAATCCTAATGATAAGACTATTGAAGCTGAATTTAAGCGATGGGATAAGGGTGGCGGTAAAGTACTAAAAGGTTTAACAATACGCAGAGCAACCGAATCAAAACTTTATTTCACTAAATAAAACTTATGCGTCCAAGATTCAACAAAACACAAACGGAATGGTGGCAGCAGAAACAGTTATTTGATAAGCAACTTTATAAGGTATTAATATTTTCAGACTGTCACGGATGGTTGGCAGATCTAACTGCATTACGATGTATCAACCAGGTACTGCAGCATAATAAATTTGATGAAGTAATAATTAATGGCGATGTAACGGATATGCCTTACATATCAAAGCACAGTCAGAAACTTTACCAGGAAGGCATACTAAAAGGATATACTGAAGTTGGAGAAATTGAATACACTAAAGAGCAGATACTCAAGCCTTTACGATTAAGTACGGATGCAAAGATTAGGGTTAGATTAGGCAACCACGATGAAAGAATAACTAATCCGTATAATTTAGGAGATAAACAACTTGCAAGATTAGCAGTACTTTACAAGAATTATAATTCTACTAAGTACAATGAAATGTTAGACTTAAAGGAAAGTGATGGCTTTCACTATGACGAAAGCGATGTGTACAATTTATTTAATATTTTCGACATTACGCACGGATTAAGTTTGAACAAAAGCGCAGCAGAAAAAAACATATTTGAATATATGGGTAGTGGAAGCACTGGTCATACACACCGATTAAATTCTAAGTACTTAACGAACAGAAAGAATCCGTATGTATGGCTTGAATCAGGATGTACAAGATTAACAAAAGAAGTAGAGTTTTTTCCTACTGGAAAGACTGCAGATTGGCAACAGGGATTTATAGAAGTAGTATTTACTAAAGATGGTTTCTTTGCACAACCTACTTTAATTCTAAATGGGCAATGTTATTATAACGGTATAATCTATAAAGGGTGAACGGATCAATATTAATACCGGAGAAATTTAAATTGAATGGTAAAACTATTCAGGTGTTAATAGATAATGAATATTGCAACGATAATAAATGTCTAGGTGAAGCGGATTTCACATTAAATATTATAACTTTGTGTGATCAGTATGCCGGCAAGAAAGTTAATAAAAGAAGTAAAG